CTCTTATGTCTCTGAATACAAGTATAATTTTAGATTCAGAAAAATATTTATCTAAGGTATTTAAATCTTCTTTACTGTGAGGACGTTTATAATAATTCTTATAATCATGTAGATGTGTCCAAGTTACTTGATTACCTTTATTCATCGCTCCAGTAAACTTAGGCATTTCATCTGTATACTCATAGTAGTCTATATAGTTATAATTGATACTTTCGTATCCAAAATTATTTACTATTAAATCTACTAGTAAATGAGTTCCGCTTCGTCTAGCAGATACTACTATAACATTTTTTTTAGTATTTGTCAATGTCAGCAATTCTTTTTAATACTTCTCTATCTAACACTACTCCGTTTTTTGAAAGCATTTTTTCGTAACTATCTTCCTCTTTCATATCTAATGCATGCTCACCATGCCAGTCGTACTTAAGTGCTTGCAAGCTTTCCGAAGGGTATTTATATTTCTTATAAAACTTTTTAAAACCTAAATAGTGTCTTGTGAGAGCATTATGTGAAAAGAAGTTATGAAAGTCTCCTACATTCTTATGAATAGCACGTTTATATTTTCTAGCATCGTCAACACCTAAAGGAGTTAAGCCGGTAAAGTTAGAAACCTTATCTAAGAATGTTTTTTGGTTAAAGACTGCATCTTCGTATCTAAGTACAATACAATCATCATCAAACTTTCTTCGTAATAACGTATTAACTCTATTTGTTTTTGGGCTACTTGATTTAGGAATTCAGATTTGTTAGTATCTTTTCTAGAATTGAGGGTGTAGTCAAATGGAGCTAAATGCATTCCATTTTCGTAAAATGCTACGTTCATAGCAATTTCTCTAGGATCAGTTATAATAACAAATACTTTAGTATTAGCTTCTGTCTTTAGTTCTTGTACTAATTCATCGTTAAGAATAACGTGACTCTTACACCAAAGTTTATTTGATGCAAGTTCAGGGAAGTTTTCTCTTATAAGTTCTTTTGAGAATTCTGAGCCAGACATCCTCCAGCTTACTAGGAGTAGTTTATTATCTGATGCTGGTTTTCTAAAATATGCATTGCTGTTCTCGACAACTATGTTAGGATTAATTTCGTAAAGGTCATCTAACTTGCTCAATTATTTTTACTTTTAAGTTTCCTGTACCTTTTATAAGTCTGTGGTACATCTCTTTAGGTATAAAGATACGATTTAATTCTTTAGGAACCTCGTTATCTAATTGAAATTTCCAATCCGTTTCATGAAGAGCTTCGACTATTCGGTCTTCTTTGTCTCTATGCCATACGAATTCCAATGAGGGAGTATCTTGAAAGAACTCTCTAATTATATAACCTTCTTCCTTTTTTTCAGAATATGGTCTACCAGTAACCTGAGAAGTTTGATCCACCGCCTAATGATTTCCAATAACGGCCAATATTACATGACCAATAACCTGCTTTAGTTTTATCTTTTTTAGTAGCACATTTATGACGTGCTGCAAATGATGCTCTTGCACCTTTCTTTTTTATCTTAACCGATAGTCCAGTATCTCCAAATGAAACTTTTTTAACATTACCTTTCTTGGACTTGACGTAAACGTAGAATTTTTTAGACCCTCCACGTTTTGGTTTGTTGAGTGCTACTTTTTTACCTTTATACTCAGCTTCATTCATATAGTCTACTGATGCTTTTAGCATATCAAATCCTGAAAAGTCAAAGGATTCATTTTGTAGCTTAACTGCTTTTCTAAAGTTTTCCATATTGATTGTACCGCCGATTGACTCTACCAACTCTTTTACTAAGTCAAAGTCAATCATTTCATCTATAGAAGAAGATTCGTCGATAGTATCTTCATTTTCGATCATTTCATCGATTAAACAACCAATCTCAAAAAGAGGGTTATAAGAAGTAGATGCCATAGGTAAATCTAAAGGCACTTTCATTCCGTTGTAATCTCCGTACTCTCCTATATCAGTAGTCTCAATTAAATCCCTATCCTCTTCGCTAAGTTCGATTTCTTCGTTGCTAAGAGCTTCTCTTGCTTCTTTAAATAGTTGTATAAAGGCTTCAGAGTTATAACGGTAGACATGCTCATGTAAAGAGAGCTTATTGTCTAAGTGGTATTGTAATGATGGGTAACCAATAAGGTTTTTAAGTTTTATCATAGTCGAAATCTTTTCTATAAAATTTTCCTAGTATATTATCATTTATGTATTGATGATTATATGTCTCTAGTACGTCATTTATAAATAGGTGCTTACATTCAAAATACGTTAATAGCTTCTTATTAGGTACGAAATCAAGAATTCTCTTCTCAAAATCGGCTCTTAAGTCTTTAGATTCTTTAACTAATCTTAATATATCTTTATGTGAACCATAATACTCTTTCCAATCTGATTCAGTAATCACCTTTTGTTTTAGAGGAGTTCTTCCTCCTATACCTTTTGCCTTTCTTTCTTCTCTCAAAGCTTCAAGGGCTTTTTTGCCTAGTCTTTTGTTTCGTTCGAAGTATAGTACTTTTTTTCCTATATACTTCAAACCGGATGGCTTATGTATAGTTTCGTAAATGAAACCATAAGTGCCTTTCGGCATGTCTGAAATATCTGTTATAAGCCTACCCTGAAAAGTCCAGGTAGGTAGTGTTGGCATGTTCATATTAATTTGATTATGTCGCTAGAGCTTAGCTTTCAGCTCGTCAATTTGTGACTGCTGCTCCTTTACAGCTTCTATTAATAACGCGACTAGTTTTTCATAACTTACTGCTTTATACCCGCTGTCCCTAGTTTGGACTAGCTCCGGTAAAATTGCTTCTATTTCTTGGGCGATTACACCTACGTCATGTCCTTCATGTACGTTTTGCTTATCGTTCCAATCAAATTCATATCCTCCTATTTGTTTAAGTTTATCTAAAGGTTTAGAGATAGGAGTTATATTTTCTTTTAACCTTTCATCTGAAGATGCATATGCGATAATATCGTTTGTAGAACTTAAAGGAACTGTCAAGGATGCTGCTGCATCTTCTATTGTCAATTTAGCAGTTCCGTCTATAACAAAAGATAACTCATCGATTGCAGATAATTCTAATTTTTTAATTAGAGCTGCACCTACTTGTGTTTCGAAGTATTTTACCTCAGCTCCATATTGCCCGCTATATCCTCCAGTATTTTGATAACCAAAGTTTAAACCTTTTCCTGCTGCTGTGAATTCTAAATCACCAGAGATATCATCTCCAGCTTTAAGTACATAGCTTTGAGCTACTGCTGTTGTTCTAGCATAACCTTCTACGGAATGGTCTCCCCATCCTGCTGCTGTATCCCAATCGTCAATGTCTGTTTGAGCAATATTAAAAGTTGGGTGTGCTGTAAATATAGGGTCTGTTTCTGCTGTTAATGAATTAGCAGCATTAAGAGCATAGGATGCAGTAAGGGCTGTTGTTGCATATGATGCTGTTGAAGCTAATCCAGAATTATCTGCCCATGAAGCTGATATAGATGTACCAACTGTAGGTCCTATGTAACTTCCGCTAACAACTAAATCGTTGACCGTAGTTGTCCTACCTACATTAAGATCTCTGTGAATGTTAATAGAATTAGCTGAATAAATAGAACCAGTAAATATATGGGTATCGTCTGAACTGTCACCAAATTGAGTTGAACCGGATTCAAATATTACTGATGATGTTATATATTCTGTTTTGAACTCTTGTGCTGTAAGAGTGCCTGTTACTGTAAGATCCCCCTCTAAAGTATCTGTTGTGTTGAGTAGGTAGTTTTGTGTAAGTGATTGAGATATATCTGCTAATTCACTATTAGCACCAGTAAGTATACTTTCAACTCCATCTATTCTAGAATCAATAGAAGTAGATATAGCAGTTCTTTGAGTGTGTGCAGAACCACTAAGTGATAGGTTATCTGTTGCTGCTTTAATTACTGATTGAGAATATAGGTAAGTACTGTGTTGGCTAACAGAACTAGAGTAAGTACCAAAACCAGAGGTATTACCTAAGATAATTTGACTTGAGCCTGATACTAATGTAGGTTTATTAAGTAGTGAGTTAAAATCAGTTGAACCGTAAATAACTCCATCAACAGTTAAGTCGTTAAATATTAAACCTGCTCCTGCTTGAATTGCACCGTCGGCTATAATATCTACATTTGATACTATATCTCCTGTTGCTCTTAATGAACCGGTAAATTGATGAAAGTCATCTGCAGAATCTCCAAACTTAGTAGAACCAGAACGGAATAATATAGAACTAGAAACTAATGTTGTTTCAAATTGATGTGCGTATATTGTACCGTCTAGATATATATTACCTTTTTGATATGTACTAGCAGTTAAAAATAACTCTTGGTCCCACCATTTATAGTTAAAACTACTAACACCTTCCCAGGTGCCATTATTATTTTTCATCTGCACATTACCTATATCACCGCCTGCTTTAGGTAGTTCGGTAAGTACAAATGGGTCTGTTGATGATGATCTAAATAAAGTAAGGGTAGTACCGGAGACAGAGCCACTGCAGATAAACTCACTAAAGTTCTGATCTAATTCAGCATGTGTTAATGCTGATCCTTTCGCTCCTCTAAACGTTACTGCCATTTTATTTATTTTCTAATGCAGATATTCTCTGCTCTAAATCGTTTATGATGCTATTTTGCTCATTAACTGCACTAATTAAAAGTGCAACTAATCCATTGTAGTCAACACTAAGATAGCGATTTCTATCTGAAACTACAACTTCTGGAACTACTTTTTCTACTTCCTGAGCAATGACACCTAATTTGTTTCCAGGTATACCTTTCAGATTATAAATAGTTCCGTCAATCGAATTGAGCCTATCTAATGCGTTATCTATATGTGAAATATTTTCTTTTAATCTTTCGTCTGAGGATTGTAGTATGGTTCCTGTAGCTTTTATATCTCCTTCTACTGTCAGCTTATATTCTAAGGTTGGGGTATCACTATCTGCTCCAATAACTACATTACCTTCATTGTTTATAAGAAACCCTTCTGTAGTATCGATCCCTGATGAACCAGAGAAATGAGCAATACGTCCATGTGCTCCTTGGTCTTGGAGACCTTTAATTAAACTGATTTCTACAGAACCACTATTGACTGGTACCTGTGAGCTTGAGGGATAATACAAAGTAAATGTATTACCATTAGCAGAGGCTGAGGTAAAATAAGAGCCAAAGTTATTATCTACTTCGCTGTAGGTCAATGCTGTTCCTTTATCTGCTCTAAAATTTATTGCCATTTTATATATCTAATTTTACTACAAATGTCATATCTACGTTATGTGACTTTGGTATAGGTCTATTTGTTTTTGCTACTGCTATCAATTCATTAGCTTCATTATATAGTCCTACGGTTGTTATATAAGGTTTAAATTCACTACCAAGTAGATTTTCTCTAACATTCTTATATGAACCAGTCACAGCTGTTCGGTTATAGGTATGATTAAGTTCATATTCTTTAACAGTACAGTGT